GGAAGTATTGGACACTATTAGTACTTCCATGTTAAAAAGGCAGAATCCATTATTGGTTATAATCACTACCGCAGGATTCAATATGTCAGGACCGTGCTATAAGGAGTATCTTTATGCCAAGCAGATATTAGAAGGCAAGATTCAAGATGATAGCTATTACGCTAAGATTTGGGAAGCGGAACACGATGCAGATATATTTGAAGAAAGTACATGGAAAATAGCCAATCCGAATTATGGCGTATCAATCCAAAAGGACTATTTTGAAAAGGAAGTACAACGAATTAAGAACGAACCTGCATACGAAAACACATTTCGGGTACTTCACCTAAATCAATGGGTTAATCAGGAATTGTCATGGATAAGTGATTACGATTGGAATAGGGTAGAACATTCTTACACATACGACCAGTTAAAAGGTAGTGAGGTGTTTTTAGGCTTTGACTTATCAAGTACATCGGATATAACCGCATTAACGCTGATTTGCAAAAAAGATGGCATTTATCATTCTTTGAATTGGTTTTGGCTACCACGTGAAAGGTATCAAAGTTCAGCAGATTATAAAAACGAATCATTCGATGAATGGGTCAAAGATGGTCATATTACGTTATGCGCCACCAGAACAGTAGATTATCGGTTGATGTACGATAAGATAAAAGAAATTGATAACGATTTTGTCATTATTAATATTCAGTTTGACCCGTGGAACGCTTCCATACTTGCAAGTGAATTAGAACGTGAAGGCTACACGGTTGAAAAGTTTAGACAAGGGTTTAAATCAATGAGTTTGCCAACAAAGAAATTTAGCGAGTACATTATAGAAGGCAAGTTTAATCATTTCGGTAATCCAGTATTAAGATGGATGGCAGGTAATGCAACGGTAATGATAGATGAGCAAGACAATTACAAAATCATTAAAGACAAAAAACAAAAACATAAGAAGGTCGATGGGATTATAACAAATGTGATGGCTTTGGGTGCAATTCTTCAAAACGAATACGAACAACCACAACAAAGCTATTTTGATGCAAATGATGGAATTTGGGAAATTTAATTACTTTTGAAATATGAACTTTGAAACCGTTATTGAAAAGTTAAGAAACAATGAGCCATTCCACCTATCAAGATGGGGTGATGGTGAGTTCTTATGTATGTTAGGTGCAAAGGGTAAGAATTGCGATGGGCATAACTATTCAAATGGATTAGCCGCAGAATTGGTATGGGCTTTTAATGGCAAGCCCAAAAACAAAAACGTATATGATTTAGTTCAAAATCATGCACTTAGAACAGTAGAAGGTATTGAAGTATTAATAAAAGGCAAACAATACGATTCAGCCGATTTATTTGTAAAGGCATCACAGAATGGTGAGTTGGGTAAATTGTTTGCAGCGTTAAAAGACAAACACATTATTTTCGTAGCACCAAAGCGGTTTGAGGATTGGGATTTATTTAAAGTAAGTAAGCACATTGTAATTCCTGAAACGAACTGTTTTAATTCATATATGGCAATATGTGACACATTACAAGATGCTATTAACGATACTGCATGTATTGATGAAAATTTAGTAGTATTATATTGCGCTGGTATGATGTCAAATGTACTTATTTCAGACAACAGTTGGTATAGTAACAATAACTTTAGTCAAATAGATTTAGGAAGCGTATTAGAGCCATACATAGGGCATTCAAACCGAAAATATCATACAGAAATTATACAAAAACTAAAATCATGAAAAGAGAAATGATGACAACAGACCAAATCATTGATTTGGTCAAAGGTTACGCAAAAGGGAAGGTTTATCTTGAAATAGGAATATTTCGGGGTAAATTACTATCCGAAGTCGGAAAAGTAGCAAAGAAAGCTATCGGAATTGACAACTTTAGTCAATTTGATGATGGCACTAATGAAGCTATTGCACGGGAACGATGCGAAGGAGTTGCTAATTTAATCAAAGGCGATTGCTATTCATCAGAAGTTTACAATCAGATAAAAGGCAAAGTAGATGTTTTGTTTTATGATGCAGGTCATTCATATTCAGAAACAAAGTCGGCTATGGAGATTTACGCTGCAAAGGTCAAAAAAGGCGGTTTAATTATTATGGATGATTGGAATGTTGAGCATATCCGAGCAGCAACAATGGATTCCGTACCATGTGAAATTATATTTGAGAAATTCACACCTAAAAACGCATCAGAAGATTGGTGGAATGGTATCGCAGTTCTTAAAGTATGAAAGTGTTAATTTTATCGGCTAATTTTGGATTCATTGACGATATAAGACCGCAATCAACCCAAACTATCCAAACTGATTACAAAACTATTGATTCGGGTTGTTTTGATGGTTACCCAGAAAGAATACGAGGTAAGATGCTAAAAATATCTATTCCATTTCTTGATATTTGCAAAGGTTATGATTATGTAATATGGCGAGATGCACGGGTTCAAATAGTGAATAGTGGATTTGTTGAATACATGGTCGATATGGCGGAAATGCACAACATTGGTGCAGTACTTCACCCAGAACGCAAGACTTTAGCTGATGAATATGATTACATTTTAAAAAATATCAACAAACCATATCTACAAATTCGATATAAGGACTATGATTTTGCAGGAGAAATAGAGTATTTTAACGATGTATTAGGTCACACCTTATACAATCCAAGAGTATTTATTGTAAACATGCAAGATTGTAAGATGATAGATGATTTCTTTCACAGTTGGCGTATGCTGATTGAAGATACTACATGGTTTGACCAAACACAGTTTAGCGTGGCACTACAAGACGTACCAAAACTAAAGGTGAAAGATTTATATTGGGCAGACTTAGAAAAATACTGCATCATCCACAAACACGACAAACTGATATGAGAAAAATTGTAGTAAGCGCATTATTTAACGGGCATGATTACATTAAAGACCCCGTATTAGATGGATATAACCCTGAATGGGAATACATCATGTTTACTGATGATGAGTATTTGCAGTCAGATTACTGGCAAATAGTACCAATGCAAGGTAGTCGGGAAACTGCAAGGTCATTAAAGATTAACACGCATATTCACCTAAAATATGACATTTGCCTATGGATTGATGCCAGTATGGTGTTAAAAGTAAATCCTGATGACATTTTAAGTGAATTATTACAAAATGACTTTTTATTTAAGGTTCACCCAGAACGAGAAACCACATACCAAGAGATTAAGGCGTGTGCAAAGTTTGGCAGACTTCATCCGAGTGAATGCGAAATGTTAGAAATAATGTTTGAGGGCATGGGATATACTCATAAGATTCAGGATAGTCAAATGTTGTACGAAACTGGGCTATACATGAAACGTAACACTTCAAGCGCAATCGAGTTTTGTAAAGAATGGTATAATTTAACGGTAGATTGCTTATACCGTGACCAAGTGGCACTACCTTACATAGTTTACAAGAATAAGCCGTTAATGGATATATTTGATGAGGGTAAATATTTGTCATGGGTAAATTATTCTAAACACAATGACCCAATAAACCTACCTGAAATACATTACTTCCAACCTTTTGCACTTGATGGCAATTTAGGTCAGCGTTATAACGATGTGGCAGATTATTACGATTTGGATGGTGAAGAATGGATTTGCATAATGGACCAAGATATTTGTTTTCTTGATTCAAGATTAAAACTATGGATAGCAAAAACAATAGCAGCAAACTATCAAGATTATGATGTGTTTACCTGCATGACAAATAGGTTAGCAGATTTGCAGCAAGTTGTACAGAAATTAAATGTAGCTACCGATATAAGACATCACAAAATGCAGACTTTGAAACAATGGGAACAATATGGCACAAGTATAAAGGCAGCTACACACCCAACGGCAGGACTATTAATGATAATGCAAGTCAAAACACTAAAAGCGGTTAAGTTTAAAAACGGTTTGATGTATTTAGATACTGACTTCTATCTTAGGGCAGTTGCTGATGGGTTTAGGTTCGGAATCATGCGAGGTATCTACCTATTTCATTATTATAGGTTAATGGAATCAAAAAATAGTATTACACATTTGCAACGAATGAACTTTAAATAGTATATTTGTTTTCACATTGTAGGTTTGTTCATTTTCATTTAGATTGATTAAGGTAGGGTAGTTTTTATCCTACCTTTTTTATTAACAAAATATTGTAATTTATCAACTGCATGATTCTTATTTAGAATAATTCTATATAAGGTTGTATCTTTGTACTATGGGTTTATTCGGTTTTGATGTCAGCCGTACGAAGAAATTTACAGAGAATGAGGTTAATAACCTTATGAAATCGGTTGAATCAAGGTTCATGGAAACCCTAAAAATTGCCAATTTGCAAGGACTTTCAACTGGTCCATACGCTGCAAATGTAACAACCGACAAAGCACTATCATTAAGTGCCGTTTGGGCGTGTGTTAAGCTACTTTCAGACACCTTTGCATCATTGCCGTTTCATATCTACCGAGAAAGCGAAGAAGGTAAATTAATAATACCTCACAACGTTTCAAATCTAATCAAGAAGCAGCCAACAGAATACACAACATCGTATGTATGGCATCAATTAGGTATGTCAAAACTGTTATTAGATGGAAACTTTATTTGTTGGATTGAAAGAAACGACACAAGCGGTAAACCGACAAAGTTAGTTCCTATTCTGAATGAATTTAAGATAGTAACGGTTGAAAATGAACTTTTTTACAAGTTTAAGTACAACGACCAAACCGAAACCATACCTGAACGTGATATATTTCATGTCAAAGGGTTTACTGATGATGGTTTATATGGTAAATCATTAATTTCGGCACATCGTGATATGTTATCTATTGGCGTATCATCACAGAAGGCATCAAAAGACTTTTATGAGAAAGGTGCTAAAATGGATGGGTACCTTTCAACAGATTCAGTACTTAAAGAAGATACATACAAGCGTGTGAAAGATTCGTTTAATTCACGTAACGAAGAAAGAGTGCCATTGCTTGATGGTGGGTTAAAGTTCTATCAATTAAAGCTAAACCCACAAGATGCCCAGTATATAGAATCACGTAAGTTTACAGAATTGGACATTGCACGAATATTCAGAGTACCACCACACATGATAGGTATTATGGATAGGGCTACATGGTCAAACGTGGAAGCAATGGGAATTGAATTTAGCAAATATACCATGTTACCTCTTTGTACAAATTGGGAACAAGAGATTAATAAAAAGCTATTAACCGAAAGAGAAAAGGAAGACCACTATTGCCGATACAATCTTGAAGGGTTGATGCGTGGCGATATGAAAACAAGATATGAAAGTTACAAAGTGGCTATTCAAAACGGATTTAAGTCAATTAACGAAGTACGTGGGTTGGAAGATATGAACCCTATTGAAGGCGGTGACAAACATTTCGTTCAGGGCAATAACATGGTTGATATTAATAGTATGGAATCAATAACAGATGACGAAAATGGAACAGAGGAATAATAATAACGCAAAGGAATTAAGAACCTTCACGGGTTCGGTTGAGATTCGTAAAAATACAGATGGTACAGAATCACGTACAATAGAAGGTTATGGAGTTGTATTCGATTCATGGTCGCATGATTTAGGGTACTTCAAGGAGAAAGTAAGTAGAACTGCATTTGATGGAGTTGACTTCAGTGATGTAGTTGCAACATTTAACCATGACTTTAATATGGTTATGGCTCGCACATCATCAAAAACTTTGAAGCTAACAGTTGATGACAAAGGATTGAAATATTCATTTGATGCGCCAAAAACAACCGCAGGAAACGACCTACTTGAAAACATAAGAAACGGAAACATTGTAGGTAGTTCATTTATGTTCAATATAAAAGAACAAAAATGGACATGGAAAGAAGGTAATGTAGAAATTGATGAACGTGAGATAGTAAAAGTTGACAGATTATATGAATTAGGACCAGTAACCATGCCTGCATATCCTGATACAACCGCAGCCCTAAGAGATTACGAATCAGCAAAAGAGGAATACGAAAAAGAGAAAACACAAGCAACCGAAGAACCTATTCAGGTATCGGATGATAAAAAAGCATTGCGGATGAAGATTCGCATTTCAAAAGCAAAACACAAATAAATAAAAAACATGAAAAACATCAAACAACTAACCGAAGAAAGGTCGGCACTCATAACCGAACTTGAGGGATTCGAGGCGAGATTGGAAGCCTTGACCGCAGAAGAAGAAACCCGTGTAAATGACATCACGGTAGAATTGGAAACTTTGAGCAAAGACCTCGAAGCAGCCAAAAGACGTGAAGATGCAAAGAGAACCATTGCTATTCACACCAACCCTATTAAAGACACCACAGAAGGCGTAAAAGGTGCATTCAGTTACACCCGTGCTATTGCAGGCGCATTGAATGGTACAATGACTGGACTTGAATTGGAAATGCACCAAGAAGGAGAAAAAGAATTGACCCGTATGGGCAAATCTTCATTAGGTAACTTGGTTGTACCTAACATGATTCTTCAAAAACGTGCTGCCGTATCTGAAAACAGTACCGCAGGAGTTGACGTAATTAGCTTTGAGCAGGCTTTGCAAGCCCGTTCAGTTGCACGTGAATTAGGCGTTCAATTTATCAACTTAGTATCAGATGGTAAGGTTGTAATTCAGAACCCAACCACAGTTACATGGGAAGGTGAAGTAGATGCTTATGCAGATGGTGGTCAGGCTTTGACTACTGCATCAATCACTCCTAAGAGATTAGCGTCTTATGTATTGCTTTCAAAGCAGTTGATTAATCAGCACAACATCAGCGTAGAAAACGCATTCATTGCTGACATTGCAGGTGCAGTAGCAGCCAAGTTGGACTATTCATTGTTCAATGATGATGGATTCACCGAACACGCAGGAAATGGCGTAACTGCAAAAGCAAACGCATCAGTATCGTCTTTGATGGGTGCAATGGTTGAGCAGTTAATGATGAGCAATGCCGATAGAGGTACATTAGCATTTGCAGCATCAGCAGGTTTATTCGCTGAAATTGCAGCAGCTACCCAAGTGAGTTCAGTCACTCCATTGCTTTCAGGTAATGCAGCCTATGGATACCCCGTTAGATTTACATCACAAATCAATGACAACGGTTCGGCACAAGAACTAATCTATTTCGCTAATTGGTCTGATTTCGTTATCGGTCAATGGGGTGGATTGGATATTTTGGTTGACCCATACACCGCAGCAGGAACTGGTCAAGTTCGTTTGGTACTTAACTCATTTTTTGATGGTAACCAAAAGAGAACTTCATCATTTGCAGTTGGTGCATTTACTGGAACTGATATTTCCTAATTAACATAACCTATATAGAAAGGGGTGGGTAGAACTACTCACCCTTTTTTATTAAACAACAGAACCAAATGAATTACGCAATCGAAGTAGTTACACCTGAAACTGTTTACCCAGTATCAACAAGTGAGTTAAAAACGCACTTAGGGATAACGCATACTGACCATGACACAATGCTCGCTGATATAATCATTGCAGCGTGTAAATTAGCAGAAGCGCAAACATGGGTGATTTTGGGTAGTAGAACGCTAAGAATGCACTTAGATTCATTTTATGATATTGTTATACCACGTGACCCAATTAGTGCTATTACTTCTATAACTTATTATGATATGAGTAACGCACAACAGACCTTAGCTACAACGGCTTATGATACAGATTTAAAGTCGGTACCAGCACGAATCCACTTTAAGACAGTACCTTCAACCTATGACAGATATAATGCAGTACAGATTAATTTTACGGCAGGTCATGCAACGATAGGGAATGTAGAGGGTGGAATCAAGCAAGCGATTAAAATGGTTTGTGCAGATATGTACGACCAAAGAATGAGCATGGTTCACGGGGCTACATCAAGGGCGATAATAGATTATTCATTATTATTTCAAGCATTCAGAAAAAATTATTTCTTTTAATCATGAATGCAGGAAGTTTAGATAGAAAAATCGTAATCCAACAACAAACCACAACCCGTGATGATTTTGGCGGTCAAAACATTACATGGGGAACTTATAAGACCGTATGGGCTAATGTACGATACAAAACACAACGTGCAAAGGAATCCAACGAATCAGACCAATTAACCGCAACAAGGGTCGTAGAATTTAGAATTAGAACACTTGATGCACCGCTTGTAGATGAAGCGATGCGAGTTAGTTTTGATTCAGGATTATATGACATTGAACAAATACAACTTTTTGGAAGAAATCAAGACACTTTATTAATCACAAATTTAAAAGTATAAAAAATGGCATCAACAGGAATTAATAACGGAACTTTAACGGCACTCTACATATTTGTAGCAAACGTGCCAACAAAAGTAGCACACTTAACCTCAACTGGGTTTAGCGTAAACATGAACACCCGAAGCGTAACCACAAAGGATAGCGCAGGGTGGGAATCAATTTTAGAAGGTAGCAAATCATGGGAAATGAGTGCATCAGGCTTTTTTGCAGAAGATTCAGCAGGAGTGGGATATGAGGAACTATTTGACTATTGGAATACAAGAGGTAAGGTATTAGTTGCTTTCACTTCGGCAGTTAATGGCGATAAGCGTTACAAAGGATTGGGCTATATTACTTCATTGAGCAGAACTGCACCAACAGAAGATAGCGAAACCTTTGATGTTACTATTCAAGGAACTTCA